AATGACATGGCGAGGCCCATCGAGTTCGGGGTGCCGTCGTTCTTGGAGGCGATGAGGTTGATGTTCGTCCAGAACTTCTTGCCATCTTCGGGTCCTCCCTTGACCGCCCACTGGATGCCGAACTTCGGGTCACCCTTCTTCGTCTTGGAGGCGTTGGCGTTCACGACCTCGAAGGTGCCAGGACCCTCGGACGGGGTGAACGAACTGATGCCTGCCTCTTCGGCCTGCTTGAGCAGGTCGGCCATCGTGGTCTGTGCCATGTCAGTTACTTCCTTCTGTGGTTTCGGGTTGGTGTTGGTCTGCGGGTTGAGAACGGTCAGCATAGCAGAGATGTTCGGGTAGAGGATCTCTTCGCCGTAGTGATGCGAGAGGTGGTGGGTGTTGTCCTTGGCGGTCACACCATCGCGGTAGCCGTCGATGATGAGGTACCGCTCGCGGTCACCCGTGGACTTGTTGACCCGCTTGCCGAGGTAGCCCATCACATCGAAGTGGTACCCGATGCGATCAGCAAGCTGACCTTGGAGCAGGGCAGCCTCGGAGCCGTCCTTGTCCTTGGTCCCGCAGGCTACCACAACCGCCCACAACGGGTTGGTCGGGTGCTTGCGGAGGTCACGGAAGTCACGGACCACCTTCTCCAACTCACGCAGCGCCTCGCCCCAATCCTGGGTGCGCATCTGATCGGTACCGGCGATGCGGTCGATCAGGCGTTGCTGCACCTCGGTGATGGAGTCGATGCCCACGGAGCGGAACGGGTGCTGGCCCGACTGAAGCCACTTGTAGGCGAGCGGGATGGCGTTGAAGTCCTGCACCTCCACGACCGTCACGGCGTCAGGCTCAGAGGACTCAGCCGGGATCGGGTCACGGGGGTCCCAGTGCACGATGTGCTGCCCGGTCATGCCCGAGGGGTCCTTGTTCAGATCGGCCAGGTACTCGGACCGTCCTTCAGCGTCCAGCAGGAGCATCGGCTTCGGGGCGGTGTTGCCCAGCCAGGACTTGCCTGCTCCGGGGTCACCCTGTACGAACAGGGTCAGTCGTCGTTCGGTCATGCTTCCTTCTCTCGCTTGATGTAGAGGGCTTGGCGCATCCCGTCAAGGTCGCTGCCGTCGTCGTGGCTCCCGCAGATCGGCAGGAAGGCGCACTTCCAAGAGCAGTCCTTGGTCGGGTGCGGGGGTGCGATGTAGTGGTGGTTCTCGCCATATTCGAGCGCCTGGTAGGACTCTACTACGTCGCACAGCAGGGACCGCAAGTGGGCCTTGTGGTTCTCCAACTGAGTGTGGGAGGGGGTCATCGGCACCCGCCCGTAGAACGGGGGCGTGGCACGGGCCGTGCGCAGTACCCGGCGAAGCATGTTGTGGCGGCACTCGGCAACCGGACGGTCGGGATGCAGCGTGTTCCACGCAAGGGCGTAGGTGAGAAGTTGCGACTCGATCTGGAACGTGGAGTCCTTCGCCAGCGTATCGACCGTCTTGGTGTCCTCGATGATGAGCCGATCGAACGAGTCGGTCAGCACACGGTCGATGTGGACCTGAAGCACCACCTCGTCACCTAGGTATGTCCCGAAGGGCACCTCAAGCTCAATCTCGGTGGCGACGGTGGTTTCGCCAGCGTCGTGACCTTCCACGTCCAGCCACTCGTCGTAGCCCTCAAGCATGACCGAGGCCATGCGGTAGGCAGCGTCCCACTCCTTCTGGAACTCAGCGGACACGGGCACATCGACGGTGGCGTGGAAGTCGCCAGGGCGCTCCGTGACGCCGTTGTAGAACTGCTCAAGGTCCTTGTGGCAGTAGGTCCCGATGTCGGCCTTGGACGGCTTGGTGTCGCCGTCGAACTCGGGCTTCATCAACTGAAGGTAGTAGCCGTTCATCCATGAGCGACGGCAGTCTTGGAAGTTGCGAACCTCACTGAACCGGATGATGCGCTTCGTCATTCGGTCACCCCCGTAGCGACCAGGCCGATGATGTCCACGGCGAAGTCACGCAGTTCCAGCGCCGACCACTCGGAGACGATCGACGGCTCGTTCGGACCGCCCCGCCCCTCGCCAGCGTACTGACGCAGGTAGTAGATGGCCCTCTCGTTCTCGTCAATGACAGGGTACACCTCTGTGGTGATGTTCCGGTTCCGTTCTTGGTGTGCGATCTTCACTGTTGTCTCCGGTCTGCGTAGTAGAGGGTCCATGCTTGCTTGCAGGGGGCGCAAGCCTCGTGGTCGGGGTCGTCTTTGGGGCGGCGCTTGTGTGCAGCGTAGCCGTTCTTGGTGCCGTGGTCAATCGGCTTCTGCGGGCGGGGCACTCGGCACCTCTCGGGTCTGGTGGTCGGGGTCTAGGACAAGCTGCTGAAGCCGGTCGTCCTTGGTGCTGTATGAATCATGCACCCTCAGTTCCTCGCTGTCAAGCGTAAGAGCCTCAATGATCTGCACGTTCTCGTTCTGACCGTGGCGCAGCAAGCGGCCCTCGGCCTGGTTGTTGCTGACGTATCGGTAGCTGCGGTTCAGCATGAGCATCGTGTGCGCCCGTGTGAGGGTCACGCCCTCACTCCCGGCCCCGTAGGTGCAGAGGATGACCGGCAGGTTGCCAGCCTGGAACTCGGTGATCCAGCGGTGTCGTTCCTCGGCGTTCACGCCCCCGTGGATCAGCCCGACCTGCTCGGGGGTGAAGCGGGGGTTGCGGCCCGTCGTCAGTTCTCGAGCGCACAGGTCGATCAGCTTACGGGACTCGGAGAACACGACGAGAGGTTCTCCGCCCATCTCGTCCAGCACATCGCACAGCACGTCGTACTTGCACGACGGCAGCGTGAACTCAACGACGGACCCCTCTTCGTCCAGCACAGGGGTCGCCTGTGCCAACTGCTGAAGGCGGGTGTTCAGGACGAGCGGACCTGCGGCGACGAGGAACCTGTCGTCCACGTTGGCGATGCTGTCCTTCTCGATCTGCTTGTAGACCGACCGCTGCTTACCGTCCATCTCCACGAATCGGTACTGGATCGGCAGCATCTTCACGTCCAGATCCAGCGGGCGCCGGATGTAGCACGGGTCGAAGATGCGACGGAACTCGGCCTCGGTCGCCGGGTTCAGGCCCAAGTCCTCGCGCCCTCCCCAGTGGTTCTCGTGGATCAGGACGTAACGGTCGATGAACTTGGAGCGGGACGGAAAGTCGTCGGGTCGGCAAAAGTTCAGCACCGACCACAGGTCTGCGGTGTTACCGGCGACCGGCGTGGCGGTCAGCGCCCAGCGGTTGACGCAAGCAGGTGCGTGAGCAACTGCTTTCACCGCAAGGGTCTGCTTGGACTTCGGGTTCTTGAGGGCGTGCGCCTCGTCAGCGATCACCGTCTTGAACGGAATGGCGTTCAGTTCCTTGTCCTGCTTCTCGGCCTCGGTGCGGGCGAACGCACCGTACGGGGCGAGCCGTGAGTGCAGGCGGGCCTGCTGCCACGAAGCAACGAGGACGCTGGCAGAGCCGTTCGCAACCTGTGCGATGGCTGCCTTGCGCTCCGTAGGCGTGCGGCCCATGACCGCCACCTTGACGCCGCACCACTTCTCGATCTCGTCCTGCCAGGTGTACTTCATGGAGTTGGTGCAGACGATGTACGCCGGGTACGCCCCGAGCGAGTGCATGTCGGCCACGTTGAGGGCGACTGCCGCCTCCACCGACTTGCCGTAGCCCTTCTCGTCTCCGATCAGGAATCCGCCACGGAAGGCTGCGAGGTAGGCAGCGTCACGCTGTGCGGGGCGGGCACCGATCGACGCTTCTGTCTCGTCCACGGTGCCGGGGTTGTCCTTGATGAACTGGACCCGTGTATGTTCCTCGGCCTGTGCTGCGACGGCAGCGAACGCCTCGTCGGACACTTGGAGGGCGTCACCGAAGATGCCACGCAGGGCGTGCGCCATCGACAGGCGGGCAGGGCCACGCCACGTCTCGGTCGGCTTGTGGTAGCGCAAACCGGGGACCTGAGCGGCCATGTCCCGGTAGCGGGGCGACGTGGACAACTCGAAGAGGCCGTCGTCGGTGAGTGTGAGGCTATGCACTAGGCGTTCCTTCGCTGGTCAAGCGTTGTAGGATGGGGACGAACTGGATCTTCGCCATGCGGTGCAGGAGGTGTCGTGCGGCATCGTTGGCGTGCCCGTCGCCGCCAGTGTACCACCATCCGAGCGTGCGCAGGTGCGCATCGGACCCAAACTCCTTGTCGGACGGGTAGTTCCGCACGAACTCAGAGCCGTTCAGCACGCACAGGGTGTGGCACGCACCGATGATGTCGAGCGTCTGCTCGAAAGCACCTTGGTCCAGCTTGTGCGTCTTGGACGTGATGCGGAACCCCTCGCAGATGACGACGAGGTTGTCACCTTCGCTGGCGGTGGCCTCACAGATGAACTGAATGACCGCCTCAAAGTGCGGGTCCTCCCACGAAATGAACGTGTCGTGGTCGGTATCATACTCGGCAATACCAGTCGTTCCGCCTGGATCTACTGCGATATACCTCATTGGTACGCGTCTCCCCATCTAGTCAATGGTCCTGTCACTTCACATCTCATCGGCACTCGGAACCCCGTCAGGTCCTCCATAGCATCCAGCGCAGCGGCAGCCTGTGCCTCGGCGGTTGCCTTCGGGAACGAGAACAAGAGTTCATCATGAATTGGTCCGACGATCGTACCACGCAGCCCGTCAGTGGAGTCTACCGACACGATGGCCTGCTTGAACACGTCGGCTGCGCTCCCTTGCAGGCACGCATTGGTCAGGGCGTACAGTTTGTCAGGCTCACCGACCGCCTTTCTCCCACCGGAGGTGGTGACGTACGCCTGCCCCTCGGTAGCGAGGCGGTACTTGGCCTTGTGCGTCACTGCATCCATAAACTTGGACACGTCGGGGAACCGGGAATCGAAGGCGTCGATGTACCCCTGGATCTGAGCGAGCGGGACACCCGCCGTGTCAGCGATCTTCTGCGGACCAGCGCCGTACACCCGAGCGAAGTTCGTGTTCTTGGCGATCTTGCGTTGCAGGTCCGTCACGTCCGCCTCGTCTACACCGTAGGCGAGGGACGCACAGAAGCGGTGCAGGTCCTCAGCCTCCACGGCAGCGATGAGGGCGGCGTCACCCGAGTAGTGCGCCAACATACGCATCTCGATCTGCGAGAAGTCGATGGCGTACAGCACCTCGCCCTCGTTGTACGGGATGATGCAGTTGCGGATCGACGCCTCCTTCGAGGGGAGCGTCTGAAGCGGCGGGTTCGTGACGGACATGCGGCCTGTCCGTGCGCCCATCGTGTTGATGCTGGCGTGGACCCGGTCGTCGCCCTCCCTGTCCCGCAGGAACGTGTCGAGGTAGGTGGAGCACCAGTCGTTGATGCGCCGGTACCGGATCAGCGGCTCAGCCACGTCGCCGTAACGTTCGGTGAGCGAGGCGAGCACCGTCTTGTCCAGCTTGGGCAGGCCGGTCTCGGTGAAGTCGGACGGGACCCATCCGGCTTCCTTGAGGTGCAGCGTGACCTGGTGGTTGGAGCCGGGGTTCTGGATGCCCTTCGCCTGCAAGTGAGCACGGAGTTCGGCAGCTTCGGCACGCCACTCATCGCGGAGCGCCTCGGTGTACGCCACGTCGATCTTCATGCCGCGCTTCTCGGCGCCGTACATGATCTCGAGGACGGACATCTCACGGTCGTACGCAGCACGAGGGACCTGCGGCAGCAGATGATCGAAGGCCAGCGCCGTCAAGCAAGTATCGAGAACGCCGTACGCCCAGTACGCAGGCAGGTCGTCGGGCACCGTGGCCCACGTCCAGTGGTTCTCGCGCATCTGCTCGGACAAGAGCGCCTGTCCGGCAACAGATTCCGACCCGAACACACGGGAGCACAGGGGCTTCAGTCCCGCAGGCAGGTGCGGGTCCTTGAGCCGGGACAGGATGAGCGTGTCCTCAACCGTGTCCCAACGCGGCGTGCTGAATCCGTCGTTGTCCAGTTTGTGCTGATCGAACTGGGCATTGTGCATGACCACGGTTCCCTGCCCCGCAGCCACGGCGTCCAGCCCTGCCGCAGCCACGCCCCGCCAGTTGCGGATCGGCACCGCCCATCCGCCAGCGCCGTCCCCGAACTGGACGAGGCGCACCGTGTCGGTCCATCCCACGCCGGTCGTCTCCGTGTCGATGGCGAGAACGGGACGCCGCTCCCCGAGCCACGTCAGGAACCGACCGGCAGACTCAACGGAGTCCACGAGGTTCAGGCTGAAGTCGGGGAGACTCACGGCCAGTAGTTGTGGTCGTGGTCATAGTACGCCTGTTGGGCACGATCTTCGACCTCGGTACGGGCGGCATCAAGCTCAGCGTCCTCAACGTATGCGTCGAAGTCCGAGCGGTCGTCGTCGTCACCATCTCGCTCGTTCGCCTCGCACCATGCGTCAAACCCGTCGTCGTTCTCGTCAGGTGGGGTGCGGTAGGCATACCTGAAAGACACGGGTCGCCAGGTCACGACAGGTCCCAAGCGGCGATGGTGGAGATCAGGTCGGTGATCTGGTCACGGGTGGCGAAGATGGTCAGGGGTCCGATGTCTACAGCGTACGTGTTCGTTGGGACACCGGACCCGGAGAGACAGCGAGGCTGTTCCGTCTTGATCTCGGAATCGTCGTGGTGGTGGTAGTTGATCTGCGTGGAGTTGGTTAGGGTCATGGCTTAGCCTCTCGATAGTGGTCAGGTAGGGGCCGGGCCGGTCGGCGCTCGGACTCTACCACGGGAGCAGGGGCGGGCACAACCGGAAGATCGGAGGACAGCCGGTACAGGCGTTGCAGGTTCACGCTGGCACCCGTCAAGGATCTTGCGGCGCAGGTCCGCAAGCGACCCGTCGTTCACGATCGTGCGGTCGAAGCACCACTCGTCCAGCGCAGTCTCGGACGTGTGCCCGTTCACAGGGCGGGTGCCGGGGCGCTCAATGCGCCAGACCTGCCCGCCGCGGTTGGTGATGAACTCGGCCTCGTTCGGGAACCGAACATCGGTAATGACGTACCGAGCAGAAGGGTGGACGCTGAGACGGCGAGCGAGGGCGTCAACCCATACGTCAGGTCCGATCTGATCCCGACACGCCACGCCGAGGCGCTGCAAAAACTCACGGGCGGCAGGCACGGCGTCCTTCACGGCGTCCCAATCCCTGTGGGCGAGGAACAAGGCAGCGAGGGTCCGGTGCCCACCATAACCGTCGTTGAGGACGGGGTTGATCTCAGCGGCCACGTTCTTGAGAGCCTGAGCGAACGACTCCTGCCGGAACCCGTAGTCGTCCTCAAGAATCTGACCCACGGTGTTCTTACCTGACCGGGCGTAGCCGGACAATCCGATCAGTCGGACCTCTGGAACCGGGGACCCCTTGCAGACAGGCGACAGGCCCGACGCCTCGTCGTACAGGTTAGACAAGATGTCCTCCTTCAGTTCTCGGAGGTCTTGCTCGGTTGGAATCTTGTAGGTGTCGGTCGTCATCGGGACTTCCTCTCGTGAAGTTGGATCTGTCGGTCTACTGCGTCTTGCTTTCTACCAGCTACGGACCACTTACCGCAAGAGCAAGAGGCGCGGATCTCGCCGGTCTTCAGTCTGCGGCTTGAAACTTGGTGCTCCACAAGTCCTCCGGTTCTTGCTTGTTGATGCGAGCTTGCATCCGTTCGGCTGGGTTGAATCCGCCCCACGCCCCCCAGGTCTCAGTCCAACCTGACTGAAGGCAGGGCAGCGACGAGGGGCACGTAAGACACAGGTCAGGGGCAGGCACGGTCGGGTCCTCGTCCTCAGGGAAGAACAAGTAGGCGGGCGCCCCGAGACATGGGGTGCTCACGCTTCACTTCCTGTCGGATCAGTGGGGTGGCCGTATGAGCGGAGCGCGTCGGCGCGTGGGGCGAG